GCGGCTGCTCAGGCAGCAGGGGCAGGCTTAAACGGGGGCCTCACATTAGATTTTAACCCTGCTACTATGCTCCTCACCAGCATGGCTAAGTTCATTAAAAGCAAGTGGGACAGCGCGGATGCCCGTCAGGAGGCTTATAAGCAGTGGAAAATAGCTAATAATGATGCAATAGCCGCTGCTGGTTTAGATGTTAATAGTAACAACACCCCTGAGGCTATGCTCTCTAGTTTGGGCGTTTCTGCTGAAAACGCAGCCGACCTAGACCCTACAGGTATCCTCAAAGAGATAGAGAGCCTTGGCGGGAGCCGCTATAACTTTCCTAGTGATATTTTTGGACCTTCTACAGTATCGGAACAGGCTCAAGCAGCTACTGGAGGCGCTACTCCACAGGGCTATAAAGAGATACCGGCTAGTCAAGCACCGCCCCAAGATGCCATAGAGGGAGTCTTTCAAGACACAGCAGGCGCTACCTGGGGATATGACGTACAAGGTAACAAGTGGAAGATAGCAAATGCTCCGGAGATCGCCACTCTAGATAACTCCGGTGGCGGTGGTGGTGGCGGCGGGTCAGATAACGCTGCAGACACCACTATCGTTACAGGAGACCCTTCCTTATCAGGCGGGGACATCCCCACAGCTCCTGAGAAGCCCGTAGAAGGGGATACAGTAGTTACTAATGCTAATGCTAAGGGTAGGGAGGGTTCTACTATTGTGTGGACGCATAGGAACCCTGACGGTTCCGTTGTAGCCTCTGATCCTATGGGTGAAATATGGGAAGTATCCCCTCCTACGGAAAAGCAAACGCCTGTAATCCCTACTATTATTACCAGTACCGCAGGCCCCGCACAAGGCACGAGCACAGGAACAGGCCCCGGCACAGGCACTGGAGGGACCGGCACAGGCACTAGCACGGCTGACTCCGGAACTACCCCTGACTCTCCTGTGATGGTAGGTACTATACCCGCTACAGGCACTACTCCAGACCCCGGAACAGGTCCCGGAACAGGCCCCGGAACAGGTCCCGGAACAGGTCCCGATACAGGAGGCGCTAAAGGAGGAATGTTCGGATTAGGAGCTACTGAGACTACTCAGATGGTCTTCCCAGAGCTATACAAACTTTCTTCCACGCCTTACACACTTGTTGGGAACCTGCTCTCCCGCCCTAACAGAGGATTATTTTCTTGACTTACTTACAGTTTATCAATCAGGTATTAGTAAGGATGCGTGAGAGTGAGGTGCTTACTCCTACGGATACCTCTTACTCCTCTCTCGTGGGCTTACTCGTTAACGATGCTAAAAAGATGGTAGAGACTGCTTGGGACTGGGCAGGTCTCCGGAGTACCTTGACAGTATCCGCTACCTCAGGAACTAATGAGTACACTCTCACAGGAAGCGGATTCGCCTATAAGTTCTTGGACGCTTACAACGATACTCAAGATACCCGCCTAGCACTAACCACTCAGAATGATATGAACACCAAGATCAAACTGAATACAGCAGCCTCTGCGGCTCCTTATATGTTTAGCCTTAATGGCTTAGACAGTGCAGGGGATCAAAAGATTATTGTGTATCCCACTCCAGATGCGAGTTACACCTTGCGTTTCGATTGTGTAGTCCGTGAAGCTGATATGTCAGCCGCCGCAGACACTACAGCGCTCCCTTCACAGCCTATTGTGCTGTACGCATGGGCGTTAGCGTCACGCGAAAGGGGCGAGACCGGAGGCACATCAGCTCAGGAGCTATTCGCTTTAGCAGACCGTTCCTTGGCAGACTCTATCTCCTTGGAAGCTCATAAGTATGCAGCGGAACTTACCTGGAGAGTTAACTAATGGCTCAACAGCTCCAAGCTATTAACATAGCGGCACCGGGCTTTTATGGGCTAAACACTCAGGATAGCCCTGTTGACCAGCAGCCGCGGTTTGCTTCCATAGCCTTGAACTGCATTATAGATCAGTACGGCAGGGTGGGAACCCGTAAAGGTTACCAGTATCTCACTACAGACGCTTCTGCGATTAGTGGCGGGGATGGTATTACTTCTGTGTATGAATATACTTCCTCTACGGGGACTCAAACAGTATTCAGTACAGGTAACAACTTGATACTTACCGGCACCACTACTTTAGTCGATGCTACCCCTGCGGCTTACACGATTACAGATGAAAACTGGAAGATAGTAGAGCTTAACGACCACGTATACTTCTTTCAAAGAGACTATGAGCCTCTGGTGTATTCTGAGCATACAGGAGCTGTAGAGGCTATGTCGGCTCACGCCCATGCCGTGGGTACCCCTCCGGAGGGAAACGAAGCCTTAGCAGCCTTTGGCAAGCTCTTTGTAGCTGACTTTGTAGGAGACAAACACACTATTAAATGGTCTGATACCTTAGACGGTGCAGTCTGGTCAGGAGGCGCTACTGGCTCCATTGATTTAACTACTGTGTGGCCTTCAGGTAATGACGAGATAGTAGCTTTAGCGCAGCACAATAACTTTCTAATAGTATTCGGTAGAAGAACTGTACTGATATACCAAGGAGCAAGCGCCCCAGCCTCTATGACTATTTATGATATTCTAGAGAATGTAGGATGCGTTGCAAGGGATTCTGTACAAAATACAGGGGCTGACATCCTCTTCCTTTCTGAAAATGGTGTTATTAGTCTTTCCAGACTTATTCAAGAAAAGTCTCTTCCTGTGCGGGACATTTCCAAAAATGTAAAAAGCGATATTACAGCCCTCTTAGCAGCAGAGACTGGGGAGATAAAAAGCGCCTACGTGCCAGAACACGCCTTTTATCTTCTTTCGTTTCCCTCACAAGGTTACGTGTATTGTTTTGATATGCGGGGAATGCTGGAGGACGGTGCTCACAGAACAACGCTCTGGAATGCCATTGAGCCTCTCTGCTTCCATGTAAACCGGAGTGGGTCTCTCTTGATGGGACACCCGAACGGTATCACTAAGTACACAGGATACCTTGATGACACAGCAGCGTACACTATGGAGTACTACAGTAACCCTATATCTTTTGGGAACGCCTCTGTCTTAAAGTTCATTAAGAAACTAGCAATGACTATTATAGGGGGTAGCGGTGTCGTTGCTAACTTGCGGTGGGCATTTGATTATAAAACTGATTATAGGACAGCCGCTTATACCCTTACAAGTGGCGGCGTAGCTCAGTACTCAGTAGCTGAGTTTAACGAGAGTGAGTACTCAGGCGGTTTGCGCATAACAAGAGCTTCAATAAATGGAAGCGGGTCCGGTTACGTTGTCACAGCAGGGCTAACCGTAAACGTAGAAGGTAATTTCTTGTCAATACAACAGATTGACGTACTAGCACTCCTTGGGAGATTGATATAATGAACAAAGGTACACTATAATGGATTGGTCCACGATACTAAGCGGTCTCTTCGGGGCTGGTGCTCAGAGCGCATTAGCGAACTATGGCGTTAACCAGGTACAGCAGGCTGGTAAGGATACGGCCTCTATGCTCTCCGGAGTAGCCGATCAAGCTCAAGCAGGCTTGCAGTTTAAACCGTACACGGTCACTACTGGCGGCGCTGGCGGCGGCTTAGGCTCCTTCACAGCAGGGCCTACTGGAACGGCTATGGAACTCTCTCCAGAGTACCAGCAGCTCGTACAGCAACTCACAGGTGCCGGTATGGGCCAGCTCATGGGATCTACAGGTTCCATAGACAGTAGGGCATCGGACATCACATCAGCTATGGAGGCTGCTTCTGCGCCCTCCAGAGAGCGTGAACGTCTCGCCCTTGAAGAGCGTTTGCTTGGTCAGGGTCGTTTAGGCGTACAGACAGCCCAGTATGGCGGTACTCCTGAGCAGCTTGCTCTGTCTAAAGCTATTGAAGAGCAGCGCATGAACAACACTGTTATGGGCCGCCAGCAGGCTATGGGGGAGCAGCTCCAACAGTATAACATTGGTCAGGGCCTCTTCCAAAATAGCTTTACTCCTCAGCAGATGCTCCTCAACACTCTGCAAGGCACTCAAGGCTTTGCTGAACTGTCTAACCGCATGCAGCAGCAGCAGGCCGTTACAGGTGCTGAACTGGCTACTAGGGGCGGTGA